GCTCTACCATCAGGGCCACGAATAATTCTCTTAGGTGCTGTAATCAAATCGGCCACATTTTTCATTGTTTCCGTGTGTTTATTTTGATTTTGCATAATTTCTTGCATTGCTCCAACATTATTGTTGTGGCTTTGCATAAATTGTTGATGCGAATCATTCAATGTCTGCATCATTGATTGAATCATACTTCTAAAATCTTGATTCAATAGTGCATTCAATTGTTGCTGTGCATCCATATCTTCGGGAATCAAAGACGCTGAATGGCTAATCTGTGCAACACGAATTTTTGTATTGGCATCCAACTCAGCTCTAAACCGTTCCATTTGCTGCTCACGCTCAAGTTTTGCGCTTTCCAGTTGGGCATTAAATTGTTGTTTTTGCACATCAAACTGCGCTTGGGCTTGTGCAATTTGCATATCCGCTTGTACCCGCATTTGCTCTAACTGTTGTTGAGCCTGCATTTTCATCATTTCAGGGTCGGGTTTAGGCGGTTGTGGTTGTGCCATCTTCTGTTTGATTTGGTCAAGTGCTTGGTCAATAACACCTTCGAGCTGTTGAGATGATTTGAATGCACTTACACCAAACTTCATGACTTCCATTAACACAGGGGTCATTTCTGGGCTTGCTTGTGCAACTGGCATGGCTTGCTGTAAGAAGCTCGCAAACGCACCAATGAACTCGGTACGCTCACGCTTCATTGCCGCCTCGTCCAATTGAACCAAACTGTCTGCCGCCACTTCAATTCTAAAGTTACGCAACGGCTTGTCTTTAATCAACGCCAACGCTTGGGGGATCATCTGCTGATCTGCGGGTTGCATCTGGCTTGCCGCCGCATACATCAAAATTGTTTGCGGTTGGAACTTGGTGCAAATAATCTGGGCCTTGAGCCTAATCAGATCAGAGGCAAACAAAGCCACTTCCTCTTGCATAGACCGCAATCTCAGGCTCGCAAACTGCCCCTTGATCTGTTGAGCAGTAGCTGTCTCGCTGGCCTGTGAAGCGCCCCTTAAAATGTCCGACAAACCTGTAATTTCATAGATTTGTTGCTTGATTTCCTGTCTTGCTCGGTAGCATTGAAGCAACGCATTTGCCAGAGTGTCTAAAGGCAATAGATCAATTGCACCCTTTAAACCACCTTTTTCACTGAACGCCATCCACTTATCAACAGGGATTAGGGAGTTGTTGTCGCCTTCAGTCAACAATCTTTGTAATGCGGGAACGCTTGAGTCGTAAACACCTCTGACCCGCAAAGACTTGACCAATCCATCAATGCGGTCGCTCAAGATGTCCAGTTCGTTGGCTTGGTCTTGATACAGCACGAAATCAGGAACAGGAACTAGGCTGTCGCTCGTCATTGTTGCATACAACGGCCTGCAACATGGGAAAAACTGCTCTAAATCTAACGGGTCATCCCGCACATCTATGAACTTGTTGCCTTGCTTGCTGAACCAATAAACCTTGGCAGTGTCCTTATCCCACAACTCGCAAATCTTTGCCCGTGTGTATTCTTTTTGACTGCTTGCGTAGTTTGATAAAGGATCGGGGCCACTGTCCAGCGGGATATTTCGGGCGGCTTCCTCACCAAAACGCTCAATCAGTGAATCCTTGGTCATGTAGACCCATCGCCAAACTTGGGTTACTTCTTCCCACGTTCGGGCTACGCTATGGCCGAAATCAGCCCAATGCACATAATCTGTAGGCGCACACTCGTATTCAATCTGCTCCATCGGCTGCACTTCGCCAGCAGTAAAGTCTTGGGTTTCCGCTTCGTCTGCGTCTTCGGTTACTTGCAAGCCATCATCGTTTTCAGGCTTTTCGGGCATCCCAGGCATTTCAACAACGTGCGGCTCATAACGAACCCACGCTACCCCACGGCCTCCCAAGAACCGATCTTCCACCGCATACCGCATGGTGCTTCTGAAATCTGTGTAATGCTCAATCTCAAAGTCTAACGCACGTTCAACCAATTCTGACGCTACTCGCCCAACTGGGTCATTGTCCCCAAACCTACGGCTGACATCAGCCTTGGGCATCTTGCTGTAAACAGCAGGGATCAGGGTCTGGACGTTTGACCAAAGAATATTAAATTTGGCGGTGTCGTTACCGCTTGCGCTTCGGGTGTCATCCCTGTAGCGCCTGATAATTTTTTTTGTTCGGGCTTCCCACTTTTTGAACTCGTTATCATAAGTGGCAATCAGGGTGTTGTACTTGTCAACTTCAGTTGCAACTAATTCAGCCATTTTTGTTTCTTTCAGAAATTGCTTTTGCTTTAGCTTGGGCATCTTCTTTTGATGATGCACCCCATGCCTTCAAAGCAAGCGCTAACCGAGTAGGTTCGCCGTTCTTTTCCATTGGGCCTGCAGTTGCGCCCATTCGTGCAAGGAAAGACGCTCGTCTTGGGTTGTCGCCAGATTTAACCGGAGGTTTTAGCTTGCCGCCTGTTTCTGCTGCATAACTTGCTCGCCCTTTAGCGTTTAACCCGCCTTCAGGGTTTTTTCCTTCTTTGCGAGTCCATGCGGCTGTCATTTTGTAGGCTTTGCAGTCTTGGCGGCTTGCTTGAAATCTTTGTCGGTCGGCGCGTCTTTACTGCCAACTTTGTTCATTTTCTCGCCTGAACCCGCTTTGATTCGCTCTTGTTTTGCCAAGATGTTGGCATAAAGTCCAGCTTTATACATGATTAAGCCGAGAATATGCCAACAGCAAACACTTCGACACCCGCGCCTGTGGTGATCTTCCAAGCGCCATTTCTTGATCGGACGTTCAGCTCAATGTCGTATTGACCAATGCCGCCGCCCGGTGAAGCTGGCAACAACAAATGGGTAAAAGTTGAGCCATCCAAAATGCTAACGCTACCTGTTGCGGCTGTTGAGACCGTACAGGCTAGACGGTGAATATAGTCACCAGCTGCGCCTGTGCCGCCCAACACTTGAGCCGTTTGACTTGCAGGTACGTGTTCATATTGATAAGCGTAGGGTGTATTAATTCCACTCATATTCGATTACTCCTTGCGGTTTGTTTGTGGATTGCCCACATATCGTTCATTGTGACTTCGTTTTCAGGGCCAACAATCAACACTTTACTCGGGTCTGGCGGCTTGTCTTTAGGTTCTTCGCGCCAGCTAATTGCTAACATCCTCATTGCATCAGCGGGGTGACTTGTCCAATCGTGCTTTGGTGTTTGCCTGAAAGCCTTCTTGTCCTCATCATACTCACGCTGATACTGTCTTAGTGCCTCAATGCCATCAGCGCATTTATCAGCATCAAACCAACATCTAGGCAATGCCATCCTTACAGCCTGAATGCCATCTTGAACGGTCAAACTTGGCACAATCGCCAAGTTATTGATGCCCAATCCGACTGCCATTTGCTCAATAACTGACTTGCCACCGCTTGCCAAAGTCCTTGCCCTTGCATCATGCGGTAGGTAGTGTTTTCCGTAATTGTAGGGTTTTTCTTTGATTTTTGATACAAATTCCTCGATTGTTCCACCAGAAAGGGCAAAATAATCAACAATATGGATCTCGCCTGCAATGACTTGATACCACCAAATTGCCGTGTCATCAGTGTGCCCCAAGTCCCAGGCTGTGTGCGTTTTGACTTCAATCTGGTTTTCTACCTTAGTGATGCGCCCGTCCTCAGTGACTTTTCGCATCTCAATACCCCAGATCGCACCAACAATAGCGGCCTCAAAACTGCACTCATACTCTTGCAAATACTGATCTTCCGCTAACTGGGCCTGCGCTGCTTGTAATTCAGACTCGGGCAATAACTTGGACTTGCTAGCAGGAAGAGATAGCGAAAACCACTCGTTTGGCAGTTTGCGGCTTGTCTCATAGATATTCCAAAACTGATTCTTACCTTTGGGTGTGCCGCCAAAGACGCACCAACCCTGCTTATCAGATAGTGCTGGCCTGATTACGTTACCCCAAACGCTTGGTTTGAAGTCACCGTATTCATCAAGGTAAAGGCCATCAAAGCCCAATCCACGCATGGCATCGGCATTATCTGCCCCAAACAATCTGATCTTTGCACCATTAAGCAATTCTATGATTAGATCGGCCTCATTGCTTGACTTGGTGATAGGACGGGAAAAGTATTTAAGGTAATCCCACGCCACGCTCTTAGCTTGGCTTCTAAACGGAGCAACATACCCAAACAGCGGCATTGGGCTTTTACAAGTGATTGCCGCCCTGATAAGGTCGTTTATAGCCGCCACCGTCTTACCTGCCCTACGGTGAGCAACCAAACAAGCCCATCGTTCCGACCTTGCGTGAAACTCCCTAAATTGCTTTCTAGGGCTGTAGGGTAACTCTATGACTCCGCTTGCCATTTGATAACCATTTCTTGTGGGCCACCGTCTACGCCCGTGACTTCTGAACGGGCCAATTTGGGTACATGGTATTCAACAACGCTTTGGAACATCTCAAATGCTTTAGCGGGGTTTGGCTTTATGTCATTTTCAGGATCACCTTGCGCAACAGCATCAAGCCACTCAGAGAGCCTGTGAGCGTTTCCATCGACAAAGGCGGCTATGGCCTGTCTTGCCTCTTGCGTGACCTTGTTGGGTACTCCTGATGGCCTTCCGTTGGGGTTATTAGTCCAACCTTTGCGGCTTTGTTTAGGTTTGTTGTTTTCAGTTGTCATTTCATTGCCTTTTTGGGTGAGGGCGTTGATTTGGTCTTAAATTACGTGTGCGAGAAAACAGGAAAATTACGCACTCGACATCCTCAATTGCCTGTTTAACCGCCCTCGTTTTTCTTTCTGTCCATTGCTTTCATTGCTTCGGCTAGGCGTTTACCCTTATCAGCTTGATTGTAGTCTTTAGCTACGCTTACAGGGACGCCAACCTTTTTAGCAAATTCAGGGTCATGTGCGGCTGCTGCCATCATTCGTGCTTGTGCGGGTGAATGGCTTGGCATGGCTTAGTCCAAATACTTTAGTTTATACAAAGTAGAATCAATGTTTTCTTGAATGTTATCCACCAGCTGATTCAGTTCTGAGTCTTGGGGTAGTTCTTTGCGGATGTCCATTACGAACTTTGACAAAGTTTCAAAGTATTTAACGGGGTCATTGTTTGGGGGGTGGT